CACTCTTTGTCCAAGTCCGTTTTCTCCGCACACCTTGCTGTTTGTAACGGTACTTACACTTTTTGACCCACAAAAAGGGCATGGTTTGAACACATTATTCATTCGTTATCCTCCTATTCATGTATTCATCTCGCCATTTGAATTCTTTGCAACAGTTCCACACCTTCATGTGTTGTTGCTTTACCTGGCAGAACAAGTCACACTTCCGGCAGTTTTCGCAGTGCGAACAGTATCGGTTCTTCCTGGTCTTTGTGTTCACCGGACGGTTTTTCACTGCGGTTCACCGTCCTTCGGCTCCGGATCATAACCACCTTTCCCATCTGCAACTGTAACGGCGACACGGGAGTCTTCCCCAAACATTTCATCACCGATTCGGTCATACTCCGCATGAATGGCATTAAACGCATTTTCCCATTCTTCACCGTGTGCTTCTTCCTCTCCGGCGACAACATGGGCAAGTTCATGGGCAAGTGTTTCAACGGCATCCTTTGCAGGAAGTGCAATTGATATTTCAACGTAAACCTTCCCATCGTCTGCGAATGTTGTCATTCCTACATATCCATTTCCTTTGTCATCAATCATTTCTTCCGGTTGCCATTCAATGGCACACTCTTTATCCGGGTAAAGGTTCTTAAACGCTTGGTAAACAATAGCAAACGGGTCATTCATAAAAGGTGATTCCATTCGTTACACCCCCTATTCACGGTCTTATCTGGCTACTTGCCCACTCGAAAAGCTGCCACATACCGACTACAAAAGCGGTAAGCAACAGGATCTCGATGATCGTCAGTGTCCACTGCTTGATGTTGTGCCGTCTCATCTGCCGTCTCTGCCATTCCTCCGGAGAAATCCGGAACTGACCATCGTTAATCTTGCGAATACCCATTAGCCATTCTCCTTCCTTGCCATATAGGCTTTATAGTCGTTTTCGGTGAACAGGTGAGTTGCCGGGTAATGTGTGTCTACCCACATCTCAAATCGATGAGCAGCTGCACGGATGCAGAAGTGCCGATCCTCACCCCAAATCGTGAGATTGGGAAGAAAGTCGTAGTTTACTCCTGCTTCAAGCACTTTGCGTTTAACAAGTGTACATGCTCCGGTCATCCCAACCTGGTAAAGACCAGGAGTATGGAACTGCGGTTCAGTGCCGGAATACCTGTCTCTCATCCATGCGTTGCACCATTCGTAACCGCCTGGATCCTTTGACCAGAAGATTTCCGAAACGATGTCCTTGTCCGCATCGAGAAGTGCTTTCAGTGTCATGGGATGGAGGACAATGTCCGTGTCAACTGAGAACCAATAGTCATAGCCTTGCTCAAGTGCATATTGGATAGTCAGATTGCGGTAATAGGCAACCTTTTTGATGTTCTCGTCCTGCCATACATGATCTCCGGAGGTTTTGATGTATTCGTTGGGGTTATCCTCAACGGTATAGTTGTCTTTCATCCGCAGATGAGGAATAATTTCCGGGCAGTTGTTGACAATGTAGAATGTTCTTACATAGCATCCTTTCGGAACGATCAGCTTATCGACACTCTCACGGTATTCGTCAAAGTATCTCGGATCTTGCCGGAGCGGAGCGGTAATCAGAATCTCTTTCATATCACAGTTCTCCTTTGCAAAACTTGTCTGAAATAGAACCTGGTCGCATGTAGTTGTAGAAGTAAATCGGCACTTTCATGAATACGAAGTGCGGATTCGGATGCTTCATCAGCAGTTGATCAAAGAAGTTTGTGTCTGCACTGTACTTCTGATCACTCCACCGGATATCACCGATGAACTCCCGTCTGAAGCAGTGACCTGCCGTCATCTTTTCGTAGTGCAGTTCACTCTGTCGGCAGTAACACTGACCGTGCCAGATGATGTCGAACATCACCACATCCGTATTGCCATTGCTCTTGCAGATGGTTTCCCATATCTGCTGAAAGCAGAATTCGTGCAGCCACCAATCGTCATCGTCCAGGAACAGGATCCATTTGCCACGGGCGACATCAATTCCGGCATTCCTTGCGAGTCCGTCCCTACGGCAGTTCACCTTGACAACTGTTGCACCGTATTCTCTCGCTACATCTGCGGTATTATCCGTGCATGAGTCGCACACAACGATCAACTCAAAATCACGAAATGTCTGCTCTGCACAGGAATCCAGTGCGTTCCGGATGTGCTTTGCACCATTGAACGAAGGAATAATCACGCTGAAGAACGGATGATCACTCATCACTTTTTCCCTCCGGTGCAAACAGGTCCAGGCTTTCGTATTTCTTGTATGCCCACGAATCCTTGAAACCATTGTCTGCTGCGTAATGGATAATCCTTGGTCGGACACATGGAACGGTGAAAGCATTCTGGTTATACTCACTGTCAATCGTCCGGATGTGTCCTTGGCACAGAAGGTTGATCACTTCCTGGTCTGCCCAATGAAACTTGTAATGGTTGAGGAACCATGCGAGTTCGACCTCTTTCTGAGACTCTCTCAGCAAGTCCAGGTTGCAGAGAAGCACTCCGGAATTGATGTATCGGAAAATGTCCTTACTCTTCTGTGGTTCGACCACCCCGGCGTAGTAATAACCTTCCATGTCAATATCGAACAGGTCACCGATGTCCTCGTTTACAATTGTGTCGCAATCGAGCCAGAGGACTCTGCTCTCATCCTTGAGGATGAAACTCATCACGCACCGGAGCATAGCCATGTACGACCACGGTGAAGAGTAGTTGGGAGATCCGGGAAGGAAGAATTCCTGTTTGCTGACATTGGCAACGCAAACGTTGTCCGGCAGCTGATAAGGGAATTCATCATCTTCGATCAGCAGATACACCCGGTAAACCATCGTGTTTGCCAGAAGGCTCTTTAAGCAGACATACATCTGCTCATACAGGTTTCGTGTTCCTGCATAAACTACAACCTTATCCATTCTCATTACCTCCGTTGGCTCCGCTCTTTTCTGCGGAGTTTCTTTTCTCTGTCTTTGCTGAACCCAGGATTCCGGTGCTTCAGTTCTTCCTTGACATTTTTGCTATGCTCTTCCTTTGCTTTGATATAAGCTTCGCATTTTGCATGGCAACCTTCGTGCCGTTCAGTGCATCCTTTGCACGGATACGATCCCATAGGGGCATTACCGTAATAAAACCTATCGTTGACATACAGGAAATCACCCTTCAACGATAGGTTCTGTTTCACTTTCATGTTATCTCATCTCCTTATCTGATCAGCAGTTGATACCTAAAGCAATTAGAGTCGTTACTGTTCTTTTTCAGAGGGGTTGTTCTTGGCGGTTTTTTCAGCCTTGATCATCCGGTTGAGAATGTTTCCCGTGATATCGACCAGGATCGCAAGGCTTACGCTGATATCATTGAGCAGTGTGTTTGTTACCATCGCAGGACTTGTAAGTCCTTGGCACTTCTCGTCAAGGTCTTTCAAGTTTTGCAACGTAATGGAAACCTCGTCAACTCTGCTTTCCGGAATCTTCTTCCCGGTCTTTTCGTCATACTTCATTGTTGTTCCCCTCCTTCTGCTTGTCCGCATAGTGCTTTCCCAACATGATCATGGCAATGGCTCCGGCAATCCATCCGGCAATGAACAAAATCATTCTTCTGCACCTCCGTAGGCGAGATTGCACAGGCGAATCAGCTTTTTCATCATGTCATCCTTGCCCATGTTCATCTGGTCACGCATGTCGGTAATGGCTGCGTAGATGCCGTCATCCAGGTCAGACATCTTCAGTGCGGTTGCATAGTCATTGGAAATCAGCTCCTCGATTGAAAGGTCGAAGTTCTGTGCGAGGATGACCATCTGATCAGCCGTCACTTTGCACCGTCTGGAGAAGAACCCAGGATTCTTTCCGATGCTCTTTTCAATGTCCTTCAGCATGACCCCGTGCATCTTGCACAGTGCTTTGACATTCCGGCAGATTTTCTCATTCACATTCGTCATCATCGAATTCCTCCTCCATGCTCCTTTTCTGCTCTTCTTCGATATCACGGGCATCAGCCATGATGTCCTCGATCTTGTAGTACATGTAGCACTCTTCCGGATCTTGCCCTGTCTTGCCATCCAGGTATCTGCATTGTTTTGCGTATCTACAGTACGAATGGCAGTTCTTGGTCTTGTCGATGTCGTTCATGTTGGTATCCGCTCCTTTAACGAACTAATAAATGTCATCTCCACCGTCATGCCACTCAAACATGAACGGCTCTTTTTCTCTCAAAAATGCTTCAATTTCTTCCACGCTCTTTTCCGGCTGATTGTCCACAATCAA